CTTGCATCAAGACATTTCAAGTTGCTTGGTGCAGCTCAGTTTTATCCAGAGCCATTCAAAAAAGTGTTTCATCATGATGCAAACATCAGAGTCAATTGTGATCTTGATGAGTTGCCACATTTCATGATTGTCAATCATCCATTTCATCATTGTGCCTACAAAGAAATTGAGCTTTGCAAAAAGCTTGGCAAAGCAAACAGAGCTGATCTTGAGAGATCAAGATTGATGTTGAGAGAGTACAGATGGAACAAAGATGCTGGCTTGTATGCTGCTGGTCTGATGATGCGACCAAACACAAGAGCTGTTGACATATTCTCATTTGATTGGTTTCATCATGCAAAATGGTTCACTCACAGAGATCAGATTTTCTTGCCATACTTGCTTGACAAGCACAACATGACTCCAGAGATTGTTGAGTGGAATGACTTGATTGGTTCAAGATTTTTAATATATGACCATGCATAGATGGCAAGTGATCAATCACTATTTAAAAACAAAATTTGAGAATAGTGATCCAAAATACCTTGAGATAGGCATTCACAATGGTGACAACTTTCTCAAAGTTGAGTGTGCTGACAAGACTGGCATTGATCCATCACCAATATACAAGAGCAACAGAATCTTTCAGATGACCAGTGATGATTTCTTTGATAGCAATGAGCAAGTGTTTGATGTGATTTTCATTGATGGATTGCATCAAGCAGATCAAGTTGAGAAAGATTTCTGGAATGCCTTTCAATGCTTGAGCTTGGATGGCATCATCATCTTGCATGACTGCTCACCAACAGTGTATTTTGAGACAGTTGTGCCAAGACCAAAGCCAATTGGCAGATGGAATGGTGACACATACAAAGCATGGATAAAGATCAGAGAAATATTCCCACAAGCAACATTCACCATTGCAACTGATGAGGGTCTTGGTGTTTTCCTTAATTCATTGAATCAAATTAATGATCAAGGACAATGGTCTGGTCATCATGTTACTTGGGATGAGTACAAGAAAAAAAGAGCATTATTGCTCAATGAAATCAGTCTTGATGCATTTAAAAGCTTAATTTGATGAAACAATCAAAGACTCAAGTCAACTTTGTGTCACCATATTGTGCAGACAAGCAGCTTGCAAAAGAATACAACAGAATTGTTGACAAATATGATGATGATGAGTGGCTTTGCTTTGTTGATGCTGATGTCATGTTCTTGACATCAAACTTTGGTCAACACATACAAGCCATCATTGATGCTCACTCAAGAGATTTCACTGCATTCACTTGCATGACCAACAGAGTTGGACAGCTCAAGCAATGTCATGCAAGAGAGATGTCAAACAACTTTGATGTCTTGCATCATGTAAAAATTGCAGAGAAAAAACAGAGAGAGAGTGGTCTTGGAGTTGTAGAGATGAAACCATTCAGCTTGCTCTCTGGCTTGTTTATTTGCGCCAAAGTATCAACATTCAAGAGAGTGCCATTCAAAGGTGCTGGAATGCTTGGTGTTGATAATAGATGGCACAAAGACTTGTACACAAAAGGTGGCAGACTTGGCTTGATGCTTGGTGTGTATGTCTTTCACAGATACAGAAATCAGAATCCATCAGATAAAAGTCATTTGAAATGAAAATCACATATATTGACATAGGTCTGCACAAGGATGGCTTTGAAATTGATATGTTTCAACTTGCTGCACTTGGTCATGATGTGACCATGTATGGCATTGAAGCTCATCCAGAATACATTGAGCAATTGAAAGAGAATCATCCACAAGCAAAGATTCTCAACTATGCAATCAACAACACAGAGAGATTGTTGCCATTGTATTTGAGTGAGTCAAGTGATGGTCATGGCAACTCGATATTTCCAGACAAGAACAATGTGACAACAGACTTTGTGAAAGTGCAAGGTGTGAAACTTAGCACTTTGATTGAAAGAAAAGAGATTGTCTTGAGTGATTTCAATGTGCTGAGGTACAACATTGAAGGTGCTGAGTGGCATCTGCTCAATGATTTGATTGAGAGTGAATTGTGGAACAAGTTCAACATTCTTTCTGGAGCAAGATCAGATATGCACAAGGTGACTCACTTGAAAGATTTGAAATGGCAATATCAAACTTTGGTGCTTGGATCTGGCAAATGGGTTGATTTTTGGTATCATCCACAACAGCAAAAGCGAAATAAAAAGATGATTGAAAAAATGAAAAGCAGAATCAATGAAAGAATTGACATTCCATCAAATAGTTGACAAGCTGCAAAAGCTTGAGCCATTTCACTTTGCCAGAGTTGGTGATGGTGAGATGATGTGCATGGCTGGAAAGCAAGGCAAGAATTGCGATGATCACAAATACTTTGTTGATCTTGGTCAAGCATTGAGAGCAATATACAAAAAAGAACAAGACTATTTTGTTGGCTTGCAGCCAGTCAAACATGGTCTTTTCACTGACTTTGACAAGTATCCTCAGCAGTGGTGCAATGCAGATGTGTTGCATGATGCATCAATCAAGGGATGGATGCCAGCACTCTTTCATGCTTTGAGCAATAGAAATGTGGTGATGATTGGCAATCATTCACTTGCAAAGCTCAATTTTATCAATGTCATGGTTGAGATACCAAAGAAAAATGCATGGCAAAAGAGACAAGAGATTTGGTCACATCTCAAGAAAATCATTGCAGAGCATTTTGACAAAAAGCTTGTGCTGTTGTTTAGTGCTGGCATGATGTCTGGTGTTCTCATTGATGAGATTGCAAACAATGAGCAAATCAACAGATTAGTGACTACAATTGACACTGGCAGCTTGTTTGATCCATATGTTGGCAAAACAACAAGATCATATCACAAACAAATCATTGAGAGAGAGAATGCATCATAAGCCTAAAATAAACATGATGAATGTTGATTGTCTTGAGTACATGAGAGAGTGTGCTGACAATCAATTTGATTTGGCAATTGTTGATCCACCTTATGGTGCAAATGATGCTATTGATTTAAAAAACGCAAAAAAACATTCTGCAAAAAGAAAAAAATATCATCAATTTGAAAACATCAAACCATCATCTGAATATTTCAATCAATTAAAAAGAATTTCAAAAGATCAAATTGTTTGGGGTGCAAATTTTTTTGGTTTAAGTGGTGGTTTTATTTGCTGGGACAAAAAAGGCACTGCTTTTGGTAGAGCTGAGTTGGCTTATTGTTCAAAAATAAAAAGTGTTCAAATTGTTGAAATTGTTTGGAATGGTATGCTGCAACATGATATGAAAAACAAAGAGTTGCGAATCCATCCAACTCAAAAGCCAGTGCAGTTGTACAAGTGGCTGCTTGACAACTATGCCAACAAAGGTGATTCAATCTTTGACTCTCATCTTGGCTCTGGCTCAATTGCAGTTGCTTGTCATGATTTAGGCTTTGAACTTACATCATGTGAGATTGATGCTGATTACCACAAAGCTGCTTTGAAAAGATTTGAATTGCACACCAGCCAAACAAAGTTGTTCAATGCCTAAACTTGATCCAATAGTGGTGAGCATTGCAACTCACAAAGCAAGAGAAAAGCACTTGATCAAGACCATTGAATCAATCAAGCAGTCTGTTGTGCCAGTATCAATTTATGTATTTGCCAATGATTACACACCAGAGATTGATGATGCTCAATGCTATCCAGTGACAGACAATGGTGCAAGATCAAAGTTTCTTGCTCACAACATGATTGATGATCCACATTATCATTTTACTTGTGATGATGATCTGATCTATCATCCACAATACTTTGAGACACTTGCTCTCAAGCTCAAGCAAAAGAATCACAGATGTGTTGCTGGTGTACATGGATCATATTATCTCAAGCATCCTGTTGATGATTATTTCTGGAGTCAGAAAGTGGTTCACTTTTCTGCTGAGATCAAAAATGACCAGTTTGTGACCATGCTTGGCACTGGCACAATGGCTTTTCACTCATCACTCTTTGATGATGTTGATTTGTTTTCATACATTGGTGCTGATTTCAACAACATGGTTGATGTCAAGGTTGCAGAGCTGTGCATCAACAGAGAGATTCCAAGACTCTGCATTCAAAGACCAAAAGACTTTGTCAAAGAGCAAGACAACTCACAAGAGTCAGCCATCTGGCACAAAGCAGCCAAAAGTGCTGAGAGACAGACTGCTGTGTTGAATGCCATTGACAAGAAAAAATTCATGTATAGACCAAAATGTTAAATTTGTAAATTATGAATATGAAAATCAATAAGCATGACAACAAGAAGTTTGTCAGAATAGCAAAAGGAAACAAAGTGCAAAATGATGTTGCACTCTCTGCTGCAAAGAGATTGGTTCACAAAGGATGGTCAATTGAGAGTGATCAATATGATCAAAATGGCTTTCCAAGACAACAACACATTGAGCAAGACATACCAGTTGCCAATATTCAACCATTTGCTGAGTCAAAAGCTGATCAGACTGATGAGCAAGATGTTGAAGTATTTGAAGCATCAGAGCCAGAGATTGATCAAGATGAGCTTGATGAGATCAAGACAATTATCATGAGAGCAAGATCAAAGTCAAAACTTGAAGCTCTCAAAGTGATGCATGGTCATATCTTTGAAGTGAATGAGTTAATAAATGAGCGTTTAACCAAATACAAATAAAACAAATGAGTGATTTGAACAAAATTCTTGAGGAGCTTGGTGATGATGAAAAGGCACAAGCTATCAAAGCAGCAATTGATGAAAACTATGTTGGCAGAAATGTGGCACATGAGGACAAGCAGATTGTTGGCAAAATAGTTGGCAAGACTCTTGGCTCTTTTGAGACAAAACTCAAGAGATCAATCAAAGGCATTGATGAGAATCTGATCAAGCCAACAGAAGTTGATGAGCTTGGCTTTGAGAAAGCTTTTGATGCAGCATTTGACAGATTGCAAAACAAGTTTGCTGAGTTGAATCAACAAGCAAAGTCATCTGGTGCAACAGACAAAGAGATCAAAGCACAGCTTGATGAAATCTCTGGCAAGTACAACAAAGCAGTGAGTGACTTGAATGCAATCTCATCTCAAAAGTCAAACATTGAGCAAGAGCTTGAGAAAAACAAATCAGAGTTTCAGAATTACAAAGTTGGATTGCAGCTCAACCAAAAAAAGCAAGCAGCTCTCAAAGAAGTTGATTTCACTGATACCTTGCAAGGCAAAGCCAAAGAGCTTGCCATCAAAGGTTTTCTTGATGACATTCAATCAAAGTATACAATTGAGCTTGATGACTCA